GTCTTCCTTTGTATGAATATATTATAGCAGAAAACCGCCCACCAGGAAACCCAGTGGACGGTCTGTGAATTGGTCGTCAACGTAAGAGGCAGTAGGTGCCTCTCTGGTTAGGATAGAAATAGATACGTCCATCGTCACGTAAAGCTTGCAATTCTGCAAGGATTGTGCCGCGATAACTCTTTTCACTCTTAAATTGACTTAGAGCAAAGCGATATGTGCGAACAACATCATATGCTTGCTGTGCAGTAAAGTTCTCATTCACCCCAAAGTTTGATGAAAGCAACTGATAAGTAAGTTCCAAGAGATTTACTGATTCATACTTAACAGGTTCTTGAACTTTCTTGGTATTGCGAATCCGAATCAGTTCATCATAACAATCGGTGTCAACAATCTGAGGTGGGCGAGAACCGAGAACAAGATATTCGCGGAGATCTTCTTCACTATCAGAGTAAACTGAACTCAGATTGTCAAAGATGCCATCAAGTTCATCCAATCGGTTGTTGATGAGGAGTTCAATCTCATCAGCAGTGTTGATATTGGTGGTATTCACATAGAAGTTCAAACGTGTCTTAATACCTTTTGCAGCGTTTGCAAAGAAGGTAGGAAGGAAATCACGTAACCAAACTTTCTGACTCGCCTCAAACAAACGATCAACTATTTTGGTAGTAATTTCAGCACCACCGTCAAGAATGGTAAAGTTACAGTTTGAAAAGAAACGAACCACTTGAGGGCGAGTGTAATTCGTCAAAAACGAATCTTTCACCTCAGAATTAAGAATATTCTTCTTTAAGTTATACCGAGTGAGTGCAATTTCATGAATTGCAAACGTTTCAACCCATTCGTCAATCATATTTTGGGTGATGTTAATACCCTTTTCTTGTTGACGTCTAACCCAGGCAATTCCGCGTGCCTTGTAGTCATCATAGTTGGAAGAAGTACCATCAGGTTGTGGTTGCCAAAGCAAACCAACTTCATCCATAACGTCACCCTCATCATATCCTTCATTAATGTCATATACATCAATGAGCATATACTTATACCCGTTAGCAGAGTACCACAACCAACGATGATTGCCGTTGATTAGGAAGTCTTCAAGGTCACCATTCTCCTTCCGAAGCATTACAGGAGGGAGTTTTCCTACTTTATATCCCCTTTCAAGGGATTTTCCCACAGTATCAAGAACGCGACCATCATTGCCACGCTTTCGTCCAGAATTTTTCTTGAGTTTGATGTCTTTTACATCCACAAAAGTGGTGTAAAGATACTTACAAGAAGCATACTTAGGGCGTTGATACCCACGAACTTCTTTTACCAGTTCGTTACGCTCTTCCTCTGTCTTAGGATGTGGAACGTAATTTTCAGGAATGTTGATTCCAAAACCTTTATCAGACATAATCAGTTAGTTAATGCAATGTGCAACGTAGTGAGGAATCCCTCAACCACAAACACAATATACAACGAATCCGATGCCCTGTCAACCCCTCATTGATTAGAAGAACTTATCTAACCCAACTGGTTCCCCAAAGGAATAATCATACTCTAGTGCATCAGCACACACATAGTGTGGGTGAGTGACATCAACACTAAGATTGGCACACAATTCCTTATGATTATCTTCCATCATCTCTACTGCATATAACATATGATCCAAAATATGTTCTTCGGTATGATATTCTAGTAGTTTTTTCTTGAGTGCAATCAAAAAGTTTCCACATCCAGCAGAGTTGTCAATAAAAGTGCTCTCCGAATCTTTAAGCAATTCAACATCAATCTCATCAATCATACTCTCAACAAGTTCCATCGGAGTGAATACTTCTTGAGTCTCTTTAATTCTTTCATCAGATCTTTGAATATTAGATCCGACATCAATATTATGTTTATTCTTTGCCATCTTTTTCCTCAACACATTTCATATAGGTTGTAATCAAGTCGTTCTTTCCAAAATGATATCGACCATTGCATTGACCTGCTGCTTCTCTAAACTTATCAGCAAATTCTACCATATTATCCACTACTTTAGAATCTCTTACTCTGATGAAATGATGACCCTTAGCATAGTGAGTAAAGTTCTCTGTTTTAACTCTACCACTAGGACCACAACCATACTCACCAACAAATACATCTGCTTCATCTCTTCTCTCATAAGGAAGAAACTCGAAGTCAGGATGTTCTCTCATCATAGGAATCTCACCAACTCCTATTGCAAATCTTGAAGTATTTTTTACTTTCCAATGTTGTTTTACTGCACTAATACCACCAGGAAAAGTAGAAGGATCAAGATCTTCATCAACATCACAATGAAGATGTCCCACAATCTTATTCAAACAGGAAGGTTTCCGCACCGAAGTAGGAAGAACAGCACGAATATCATCAGTATGTTCTGACAACTTATTAAGAAACTTAATAGCTAGATTCCCACCCACACCATATGGTGGATTAATAATAGCAAGAGTAAACTTTTTCATTCTATGTTATTATACTTTATGGCAAGTGTAAATCTATAACGATTCCTAAAAGAAGTTGCTCTGTGTGGAATATCTGCACTAAAGTATAGCAGACGATTGGGTAAAGGTGCAACACCTACAAAGTTACCGTTAATATAAAACTCTGTTGCCCCACCATCATCTAGATCCCAAGTATCATTTACATAATACAAACACGTTATATCTGAATGAATGCTACTGTCAGTGTGAAAGTATGGATTTTCTGATGGGGCAAACGAATTGACATACATTCGATCTAAAACTAAACCCTGAGCAAAAGGTTCAGTTTTTTCTTTGAAGAATTTATAGATGTCTTCAGTCTCATCAATATCACAAACCATACCTGTTGGTGGTAACTCAGGGCGATCATATTCACCGTAACCATATTTTGCATTTAAGCAATAATATAAAACAGACTTATGATCTTCTTCTGTCAAAAAATTATCTTCAACATTTACAATGTTATCCGTTCCACTCTTGGTCTCCATACTCTAATACTCTCAAATTAAAAGAAAATGTAACTCTAGGATAATCAGTTTTAACACAAGGTAGAACTCGATGTTGTAAATATGTAGGAAACATTAAAAATGATCCTTCTTCAACTTTGGGCACATAATATTCACCAACCCAATCTCTTTCCATCGCAATACTTAATTGGCGAATCTGTGCGATAGGATCTCTAAATTCTGGGGGAGTATGTTCTCCTTTATTGTAAGATAGAAAGTGAATACAAGACCAATGAAAAGGATTTAGTGCTTCCCCAATATGATCGTGAAGTTCTTGATATTCACCATCGGTATATACATTATACCATATATTATCATCAACTAATTTAACTCTATATTTTTTATCAAAGACATCATCTAAACATTTTAGATATTCATCTTTGAGAATAGATTTATATTTTTCAACAACTTTTATTTCTTCAGGTTCACTTTCAAAAGAAGTTTTAAGTTTATTTGTACTCCAAGTGTCTGGAGGACTAAGATATTGAGATGCTTCCATTATCTCAGATAACATAAGATCTTTAAGATAATCATTATTTGCAATTTCTGTCTGGTATATTGTTACCGGAAATAAATCTAAAGCTTGCATCCCTTCAAACCCAACAAAGGTATTCTACACACATTCCACGACTGTGTCAAGCTTTATGTCAACGTACAAAAATTCCATTGTTGTGTTAGAATTATTAGCACCTTGATGTTCTTCTAGCACATTAAAGATTTCTGGTTTACCTTCTTCCCAGTAAACTTTTTCACCAGTTGCAATCCATTCAATGTAACCATCTTCCACTTTTGTAGGTATCTGAATTCTTCTGTAGGGTTGACGGTGTGGATTGTAATCTCGATGGGGAGGAGCAATCATATTTGGTGGATAACTTAAAAAGTAAACACCAAGAATATCTTCATTCTCTATGATATGAATCACTGGTTCAGATAATTCTTTATTTGGATATTGAATTAAATTAACTCCACCCTTGATATAACAAATTTTGAGACCATATCCCATATATTTTGATGTGATGCGTTCATTCCTAAGTGGGAAGTTTGCATCTTTTGCCCATTCATATAGTGAATTCAAATCTTTTTTACTAATCATATCTTTGTGAATACTCCCAGTAAGGCATCACCAACTTCAACCTCATAATCTTTTTCCTCTAATTTTGCATAATCAAATTTTTCAACCACCTTTCCATTTATGGTTGCACTACCATCAAAACATATAATCCAACTACTACTGTCTCCTCTAAAAGAAGATGTTACTTTTTTAGCATCCCAATCTTCTGATGGTATTAAAGGATTGAATCCATAAACTTCATAAAAATCTTCACCATCTTTATCAGATACAAGAACTCTATCTTTACCTAACATAGATTTGCAATTAACAATATCTCCTTGACTACCATCAATAGTTGTAGTATCGAAAGTTGTGAGAAGTCTTCCCGTTCCTTTAACAATAATTTGAAATAAAGTCAGAGATTTATCTCCAGATTCTGCAAAGATTTCTCTTTTTTTATCTTTTGATCCACAAATGTAAAATTCTTCACATCTCTTGAAGTATTTCATAATTTTACTCTCCTCATAGGTATCAACTGTTTTTTTCTTGGAAATTTTTCTCTTTCTATTGTTTTACCTAATAATTCGGTAATATCTAAAGGACCATTCCCTACAACTTCACCGTACTGAAGTTGTTTATATCTTTCTATCACCCCCTGACCATGTACTGTTAAAGATTCTAAAAATAATTCCGTATCAAAAAGATCCAACTTATCCAAATCGATTGCAAGCGGTTGAATTTCGTCAATGGATTTTTCAGATTGTGAACTACAGAACCTTACAATAATCTGTTGTGAGTCTGGAAGATACTCTTCAATCTTTATTAGTATTTTCATAATTTTTTGAAGTTAAATGAAATAGAAACCCTTTTCTCTTGTGATTTATTTCTGGTTACATAGTGGTCTAAGTAACCAGGGAACATATAATAACAACGCTCCCTAGGTGGGAATGAAGATTTATACATTGAACTATCGTATTGATTTAGTCTTGGAACAAATACTAAGTCGCCAGATCCCTCTGGAACAGAGAGATATAAAACTGCTGAAACATATGCTTTACCATGATTATGTGTATTGGTACTCATATTGTAATCATGAATATGACCCCAATAACTGGTGCAAGTAATACCACACCCTGTTGCTGCTTTGAAATCTGTCTGCATTTCAGCAATTATTTCATTCACGATCTCATTATCAGGACAATAAGTATCTTCATACCTAGTGCTCAACATCTCTTCTGAAAGTTTTCTATTAGAGTTGCCTATCAAAATATCGCGAAGAGTTTCTATATCGGTAAAAGTTTTTCCTTCTATGACATCAATTTGTACAATTGTCGTAAACTTTACATCACGCTCAATCATAAATCATCTTCTGCTGGTTGTAACATACCCCAAGAAGTTGCAATATATTTTTCTCCTTTTATTGGTGGATTTCCCCTATGAACGTGAGTAAATCCTGTTGGAAAAATTATAACTCTACCTTGTTTAGCTTCTACTCTTTTGTTGATATATAAAAATTCTGTTTCTCCACCCTCAAATTCATCATTAAGATATGCTTGAACGACAAATTGTCTAGTACAATATGGTATTCTGGCATTTTCATAGTGCCAGTTATGAAATCCACCACCTACGGGAATTTTTTTTGCCTTTACATCATATAACAAAAATTTTGCTTCACCAAAAACGCTATACTTTTTTAGATAGTGATCAACAGATTCTTGAATATATGGTAGAAAATTTGAACCTAACCAGGATCCAGAAGTTGTATGATAATTATGAGATGCGTTAAATGCTTTATGATCTGTTAAATGCTTCTTTGCTCCAGAACTTCCCATCGCACCACATTCTTCAAGTTTATCAATAAAATCGATTAAACTTTCACAATGGTTCTCTGGAATCGCGTCATCATATATCTCGATGAAGTCGTCCATAATAAAATCAAATTACATAATCTAGTTATAAGAGATTATGAATACCCTCCACCATTAACTCCTCCATTTACACTACCACTATTATTAAGATTGTAAGAATTTCCACCTGTAACTAACCAATAACCATTACTTCCTCCGCCACCTCCTCCAGAACGTTCTTCACCTTCACCTCTTTCACCACTCTCACCATCTCCTCCACTTCCACCACCATTTCCGCCACGACCACCTACCGCTTCCTCTTCATCACCACCTTGTCCACCAGAACCACCACCAAAGTCGGAACCATTTGATCCATTTTCTCCATCTGCTTCCCAACCGTTTCCACGGCGTCCACCACTACCAGACGGTTTACCAGCGCCACCGCCGCCACCGCCTCCAGATGCTAATTCATCATCATTCTTATCGCTGTCATAGGCACCGCCACCGCCGCCACCGCCACCGCCACCACCAGCGACAATTCCGCCACTAGCGATGTTAATTGTTACAGGGTAAGCAAGACCTATTGCACTATTTCCATTTCTTCCACTGCCACCTCTTTCATTTTCATTATCAGCACCTTTTCCACCATCACCACCAGCACCTAAAATTCTTCCACCTCCTCCAACATCTATTTGAAGAGTAGTTCCACCATTCCAACTACCTGTTCTAAAAGCAACAACCCTTCTATTATCAGATTTTTGCGATATGATAGTATCATTCACATGCAACATAACTTTAGTTCCAGAAGAATTTGATGGTCTGCTTCTAAATCCACCTACACACCTAACATGATCAGGTCTATTATTATATTTTCTTCTACCATCAACTCTCGTTCTTTCATTACCAGAGTAGTAGTCAACAACCATATTAAGGCGTTTGTTATAAAAATTGCTGAATTTTATTGTGCCTGATTGGGGAATACCAGCATCTAATGGTAAATTTCCTACCTGAGAACCATGTCCTCCCCTATCATCGGCAAAACTATCACTAACACGATAATTACCAAGACTACGCCTGTTGTTTCTTCCAAACTCACCTTCTAATTGTGAGAATCTAATTAATCCTGATCCTTGAAGTGCCATATCAGTTATCAGTAGAGGTTATTCCAGGTTGTACCATTGTATCCTTTATGAACATTATTATCTGTGTCATAAACAATCTCACCACCAAGAAGTCCAGTAAATGCTGCTATCTGTGCAGCAGTTACTCTTGGAACTCTCATAAACTCTCTATTTGTGAGATTTGTGATAGAAGCGTATCCAGATCCAACTTGACCAAAGTCAACCGCACAGGAATTAGCAGCATTGATTCTATCAGTAGCAATTCCAATAGTTCCACATACAATATCTGCTTGTGGTGCATTAACACCAGAAACTTGCATAGAGTCAGTTCTTACACCAACTCTTCCGGTACTATCAACAATGAAAGAATTATCACTTGAATTGATTGCTAATTTTCTGTTCAATCCTGTAGGATCTGTACTAATACCAATTTGACCTGATGTTGTTACTTGAGTAACTTTTAGATTATTGAATGATGAAATACCTGCTGATCCGTCTACATTACCAGTGAGATTTCCAGTTACGTTTCCAGTTAAATCTGCTGCAATGGATCCA